TTACGAAACTCCCTGTAAGATTTATCTACATCATCGTAGCGATCCGAGCGGTCAATACCTTCACCACCAGCAAGAAAGTTGTTGCGGCACTCATCAATCCAGTCATGAACCTCAGTCCAGTCAGCAACATAAGTAGGGAGATCCACACTATCGGGGATCTCGACATACACAGGATTACTAGCAAACTTATTAGTCAGTTTCCCAGCAGCGTCATCAAAAGAACGTTGAGTTTCAGAAGTTTCGCCACCTTCTGATCCTGCAGTCTCTACTTCTTCTTCTTCTTCAGATTCTGTACCTTCAATAGGACCAGCATTGTTAATGCCTGCTTGAGGTTCAATTTGTGCGGGAGATTGCTGCTCAGATTCTTCGCTATCGTTAGTTTCACTCTGTTGCTCAGAAGATTGTGGTTGTTGCTCAACTACTTTCTCTTGCTTAGAAAACTCATACACATCAACAGCAATCTTACAGACTTCCTCAAAAGACTCAGCAACATCAGTGCGAGCAACAAACACTTGCTCTTCAATAGAAAATGGAATCATGGCGCTAGCACCAATCTTAAAGTGAAGGTTGATGCGATCAATCAGACTGAAGGTGTTGAAGTCTTCACCCTCAATGCCAAAGAAGTCAGCATCATTCAATTCTTTGTAACCACCAGCAAAAGACTTACGCAGACCAGGATACTTACGCTTCATCAGTTTCTCGATACGTGCATCCTCAATCACGTTTACAAAATCTTTGGGACAATTATGCATCTCTGTCCAGTCTTCATTGGGAGTGAAGAGAGCATGTCCCACCTCATGACCTACCAGCATATCGTATACGGTGCTAGAAGCACGGTCCCAGTTAGGTAGAGTCAACACACGGCGGTCAACGTCAAACGATGCTGTAGAGACCTTGCGATGCTCAACAATCAAATTCTCTGTAGCGAGCAGGCGAGCGAGGTTACCTTTGATCTCTTGGGTCAGCATTGCGTCTCTTGCGTTGATGCATATAGTATATGCAAAAAAAGAGGTGCCCGAAGGCACCCCTAGTCCAGTTCAGAAACTGTCTCTCGAATCACGGAGAAGTTCTTTTCTTTCTCTGCTGTGATAGTTCTTTCAAATTTACCATCAAGGTTTTCTCTATGACTGATAACATAGATGTTTGAGTTGTCATCAAAGTTACGTAGAATCCAACTCAAATCCATACCACCTTGCTGGTCAAGCGAACTATCAAAGATTTCATCTAGTATGAGAAGGTTAGTATCCACGCTATTCTTAAGTTTAGCGATAGAACGCCAAGTAAGCAACAAAGCGATATCAATACGAGACTTTTCTCCTTCACTGAAGCTATCATAAGAAAACACATCACGGTATCTAGATTTAATGATCTCCTCAAAGTTCTCGTTCAACGTAAAATTGACATAAAAATCCATACGCTGGAGATATTGATTGATCAACTGATTCATCGCTGGAAGATACGTCTTGATAATACGTGTCTTAATTCCATTGTCTTTCAACAACTGCGATGCCACTAACAGTGTATCACGATCCTTACGGTTCTCTGCCTGAGTGCTACCCAATTCTTTTTTATTCTTAACAAGACCTTCAAGTTTGACAAACTCTGCTTTCTTGTCTGGGTTGCTACCCTCTAGTTCTTTGATCTCCTCTTCAATGTCAGAAATAGTTTTCTTAATAGAGGTGATCTGAAAGTTAGACTGACTGATCGATGCATTCAGTTTCATTACTGAATCAGACAGTTGAGTAAACTTATGCTCGCGTTCTTCTTCTTTTCCTATCTCTAAAAGAAGATCTTTGACGCCAGTATTCATTTTATTTAACTCATCAGTACCCTCAGTAATCTTTTCTTGTCTAAAATCTTCATCTAACTCCTGAGTACAGGTAGGACAGACGTGATTATCAGCAAAGAAGTCATGTTCTTTCTGACAGTTGTTTAACTTAGACTGTATTTTTAAAAGAAAAGTGTTTAACTTCTGTAGTTTTTTCCTACTATTAGAAACTTCTTTCATTTCTTCAGAATGTTTTTGTACTTCAGAAGTTAAACGCGCAACTTCATTATGATATTCGTTTTCATTTTCTAACAATTCAGAGATTTTATTTTCTTTTCTATTAATCTCTTCTTTAGTTTTCTTTTCCAACTCCAACATATACTTTTTCTGGAGATCAATTTTCTCTTCCAGTAAATGTATCTGATAATCTAGAGTTTTAATCTCATCATTATTCTCTCTAACTTTATCTTTTAACAAAACATTCATCGTAGAGAATACTTGAATGTCTAAGATGTCCTCAATAATATCACGACGTTGTGCCAAAGGAAGACGCATGAATGGAACAAACGTAGAAGATCCCAACACAACAATCTGTGTGAATGACTTGTAGTTCATCTTGAGGACATTTGCCTCAAAATTCTTTTGCTGATCTACAGCAGATGCTTCTTGATTCCACAGTTGATCATTACAGTAGATCTCAAACTTATTAGGTTTGATACCACGAACAACCTTATACTCTTTACGACCAATACTAAACTCAATCTCAGTAAGACAATCTTTCTCATTGATGCTGTTAACAAGCATCGGTTTATTAATCTTACGAAATGGTTTTCCAAACAGCGAAAAAGTAAGAGCATCCAAAATGGTACTCTTACCTGCGCCGTTGCTACCGATAATTAGATTGGTTTTGGATGCTTTTAAATCAACTTCACTAAAGGTATTCCCTGTTGAAAGGAAATTGCGCCACCTAATTTTTTTAAAAATAATCATTCTTCAGAATCATCAGGGGGTATCAAAAAATCGTCAGGAGTAATGATGGAGAACTTGTGTCCACGTTCTTGACATGCTGTAATTATAACATGGTCGTCAATCTCTAGGATCTGCATTGGTGGGTAATCTACATCATCTTCTAACATCATTAAGTAACGGTCAGCATCGTCCTCCTCCTCAAAGATAGGAATAACCCTATCCTCATCTTGATCAAAGACAGAGTACACACCATCAGGGTGATCTTCTAGAGTTACGATGAACATTCCTACACAACGTTACAACTTTCAATATATAGAGATCTCATCAGACCCTTGAGGTCTGACTTATTTACGGACATTTCTACCTCATCAATATACTCATTTAAGAGAGTTAGTGTATCTTTTGTAGAAACTTCAATGTCAGCAGTATCTTCTTCTACAAGTGTTTCTACAATTTTGACATCATGGACGCCTACGTTGTAAAGACGATCAACCAATGTTTCAAACATTTGATAGTCTCGTTTTTCTTCAACGACGATCTTAATGAACTGGTCCTTATAACAAGACACATCCTGTTTGTTGTAGTCCACACTGGTGTCGTCATAGAAAATTTTGTCGAAGATCTCGTAGGGATTTGCGACAAACTTAAGCTTATCACTTTCAGTATCGTAGATATGGAATCCACGGCGGTCTTTATAATCATTCCAATACATCTGATAAGGATTACCTAGGTACTGGACGTTACCCTTTTTAGATTTATGATGATAGTGTCCAGACCACACACGTTTGAAGCGATGGAATAAACCAGCATCCATACCATGATCCATCTTCATGCCAGGTGTTACCTCAAATCCCGTAAGTTCAAGATGACCACAGCAGATATCTGCTTCGCTAGTTTCTAATCGACGGAAGACATCTTCCTGGTTTTCTTTGTTGATCCAAGGAAGCATCAAGAATACTTTTTTACCCATGAGAATTTCAGTAGGTTCAGAATAGATCTTGATATTCTTGTACTGATCTAGGAGAAGTTCAGGTGAGTTGATACGATTGGTGTTCTTGTAATACGTACAGTGGTTGCCAAGCAACATATGTACGTTGTAAGGTTTCAGTCTCTCGAAATAATTTTCACGCACACGGTGAAAAGTATTAAAGTCCATAGACTTTCGATTATCAAATGTGTCGCCCAGATCAAAGACGACCCTGATACCTTCTTTCTCAAGCGTTGGAAAAAATACTTCATCATAGAATTTTTGAAAGTAATTCCAGAACGCTAGATTACCTTTGCGACCGTCCAAATGACAATCTGTTATCAAAGCTATTTTCATAATGATGCTCCTTTGCTTCTGTTTAGTTCACGAGTAATAATCTGTAAATTATCTTGATGATGCAGTCCACCTTTTGCTATAGGAATGATATGATCTACCTCATGAGGTATACCAGTTTCTTCACTTATTCTACGACACTCAGAATAAATCTCTTTTATTTTATCAAAGTCTGCAGTTTCTGGTAATTGATTACGAACTCTTGCTCTTCTGACAGAAGCATTGTTGCAGGAAGTAATTTTACCTTTTTCAGTTTGGGCATAGCGTTTACTATTTTCCCTAATTGTCTCTCTTCTCCTTTCTCTATTTTTTTGATGTTTTTCTTTTGTCCTATAGGGTGCCATCAATTCATTATCTAGAAGTTTTGCTATACCCCTTTCTCTCTCACATTTTACACAACTACCATTACTTGTGTATCTTTCAGAACCTCCACACTTAATGCAAGTTTTGTAACCTTCATAAGTTAGTTCTCCATTTTTCTTTGCCTGCTGTCTTCGTGGTAGAGAATCTTTAGTGAATTGATTTGCCATAGCATCAAGGTGTTTATTTTTATTTATACATCTGGATGCTCATAATTTACCTCCAACGGTTCCATCAAATTGTTTGGATGTGGTACAGTTTGCCCAGTTAGTAGCGACACCTTCCAAGTGGAATCCCGTTCCGTTAACGACAATTTCTTTCGTAAGTCCTGTGATGAGTTCCTTGCCATCCTTACTATAGCTAGTCCACGTTCCAAAGCGTTTCTGTTCGACACGGAATTCTCCATAAGGGGTTGTGTACCATTCATAATCTTGTTCTTCACTCATCGATTCATCCTTGTTTCAATATTTTCTTTAATACTACCCATGTCAGAATATGATGCGTTCATACCAGACATACTACCATCATATGTGTCAGTGTGCATCACCTCGTCATATCCTGAACGCTCTAGAATCTTTCCTTTGATCTCTAGTTGTTTTTTCTCTTTCTGAATGCGACGTAAGAAAGCGTAGTAAATGATTTGTGTAAAGTAAGCAAACGGGTTCTTTGATTTCTCTGGATCAAAGTTATCGATGTACTGTAAGCAGTTCTCGATACCGTCACAGATCATGTCCTCACGGAACATGTAGTTGACAAAGTTTGGTTTGTATGAAAGGTGAGTAGCAATCTTAAGGAAACACTCACCAATATAATTAGTGACACGCGGTCGTGGTTTATCTTGTTCCTTTGCTTTAATAACTTTATCACGATACTCAGTAATGGCAGCAAGGAATTCCTTGTTGTTCACATAGTATTCAGTTTGCTTTCTTTTTGCCATTACTGTGTATGCCACGATTGTTCTTACATATCATGTATCAAGTATACCACTGTGTCATGAAATTGTCAAAGGGGGTTGACAAATCCTCAGAACCTCAGTAGGATAACTCTGTCAGGGTTCAAGAGAAGTAGTAGCTCTTAGCTTTTATTATAGATATCTTCTAGAGATTTTTTCATCTCTTTTACTGAACCTAGATAACCTGATCCTCTAGATAATTTATTTCCTCTACCAGCTAGCAACTTTCCGCTTTCTAGTCGGTTGAGGGTTTTTTCATAAAACTCAACTAGTTCACCTTCAACCTCAACCATTGTCATTATATGATCTCTTTTGATAACAAACATAGTATCAAAAGTTGCAGAAATCCATTCTTTCAAAGCAAAACCTGTTACCTCTAACGAACCTTTTCTTTGTTTTGCATTTTCTACAATAAGGGGACGTTCTAGAATTACTTTATCTTCATCAGAAAGGTAACATACTTTAGATACTAACTCTTCACCAGATAATAATTTTACAGTTGCATAGAATTCTTCTTCCATATTTAATTTGCTCTAAGGTTTACTTTGATAACCTCATACTTAAAGTTTTCATCATTATAAATGTTGACTCGTTCATTCAAATGTCTAAGTGTATAATTCTGTCCGCCAATATCGTCAGCGATATCGTATAAGGTAGCTATGTCTTTGCCTTCGCCTTTCCTGAGGACACGTCCGATGGACTGGAGATTGCGGATGCGCGACTTACTAGGGGAAGCAAAAATAATGTTGTGTAATCGTTTGATGTTAATACCTGTTGAGAATGTACCGTAGGATGCGATGATAACAGCGTTGTTCTCAGTCTCAGTAATCTGACGGACTTGCTCTCGGTCTTCTACATCAGTACCACCATGAACAAAAAATACTTTTCGTTCGGGGTCTATAGTGCTATTTATCAATTCCAAAAGTGGTTCACCATGCTTCTCGATATAGTTAAACAAGACAAGCGTGTTCCCTTCAATATCTTTTACTAAATTTTTGATGAGGTTATTTCTACCACGATGCTCGACAAGATAATCAATTTCATCATGATACGTGTCAAAATGCTGAGGAGCATGTTTACAGAGCAACACTTTGATTCTAAATTTGCTAAGATAACCTGACTTAATAAGATCATCTGTTTTAGTAACTTGTTCACAATCACCAAACAATCCTTCCAGCACCCACTTATGAGTCTTGCTACCGTCAAGTGTTCCTGTAAAACCAAAGCGATACTTTGCGTTATGCAACTTTGTCATGATTCCTGTAAGGGATTTTGACTTAAATAGGTGTGCCTCATCACCGATAACACAGTCAATATCATCAAAGTATCTCTTGGGGAATTTGTAGATTGATTGCCAGGTTGAAATAACAATTGGTTTATCCGTATTCTTATCCTTGCCCGAATATATCTTATGCACATGGTCATCCGCATTCCATCCGTAGTCATTAAAGTCATTGACCATCTGTTCTACCAAGGACGTAGTAGGCACGATGATCAATGTTTTCTTGTTGGTAGCAGTATAGTATCTGACGAGGGAATAGATCATGAGACTCTTTCCACTGCCCGTAGGAGAAAGTAAGAGCTTCCTATTATTTTTAATTGCTTCATAAACAGCACGATACTGATACACCCTTGGTTTGATTTCAGATCGTGTAATTTTATTCATGAAAGTTTCGATGCCTGCATAAGAAACAAAATTATTTGTTTCTTTAACTTCACCATACCAATCATTAGTTTCGTATTCAACTTTATATTGTCGCTCTTCTGCCCACACTTGAAGGTGTTTCATCAAGCCACCATAAAGTTCGCCTGTACCTGGGGAGTACAGACGAATAGTTCCATCCCAGTATTTGTACCTGGGGTTCTTCTTTAAGAACTTTGCTTCTGGAACCTCAAACGAAAAATAGTCAGAGAGCTCATGATGAACATGTGGCTCTGCGGACTGAATGGTGACATAGACTTCGTTTTTCTTTTTAATACTAAGGGTGGTCATCATTGTCCATTTACAAATTTCTCCCACTCAATGGCACTCTTGATCTGAAACCCTCTATTAGAAATTTGACGCATGACTTGATCCAACCAGTACAACATCTGGTCTAGATATTTGATCTTTGCCTCAAGGTTGATGATCTCGTCATCTGCCTCAAGATAAGTTTTCATTTTTTCTGAAGTCTTGATACTTGATCCGAATGGTTTAGCGGCGTATGTCTTAGCGTCTGCTTCGCCAGAGTAATACTCACGCTTGTTCTTAACTAGTTTACGGATCTCAAATTCCAGCGAGGTCTTGATCTGCTGAATGTCAGTGTAATGGTTTAAGTATTTATTATGTTGAAAAGGGATGTCAAGTGCCAACTGTCCCAGATCTGTGGTATACTGTTTATTCTTAAATTGAAAGTCAACTGCAGAATCTTCTGCCCATGACTCTCTTAATTTTTCAAACTTATTACGAAGAGATTCAAAATTCATAGAGGTTGTAGGTTTTTATCACAAAGGAAGAACTGTTGATGCTTGAATACCACTTCAGCAGTGATGTACTCTGCATCTGACATTGTAGCATCAAATCTTAAACCAGACAAAGAGACAGGAAAAATATTTTGAAACTCTACAATAAATGCTGGATTGTATTGGTTAGTAACAATGTGAAGTTGACCTAGTGTGTAGATGTCATCAACTTCAGTAGTTCTTGATCTCTGATCAGCATTACCGTTATCACGAATCCAAGAAGCAATGCTATTGTAATTTTTTAAATCTTCGTCAACAATAAAAGATACAGAAAAATCCCCAAACGTGACACCACCTCCAGGAATAATAGGCAAGTTCCTAAAAGGACTTGCTACTTCCGTGGTTGGCATTTGCACGTCGGGGATATTTGCTGTTTGACAAAAGAAGTCTACTCCCTCAAACTTTTCAAGTTTAAGGAGAAAACCAATAGGGTTTAGGAAATTTCTATTTGAAGGTTGTTCCTTATACCACTGAGCAGACATGTCAACTTCCCAAGCTACCTAGTATTTATGGGTTGTTTGGATCAAGACCTAAACTAATAAGATACTCTGTCCACCAATCAGGATCTCTTTTTATTTTCCACTTGGGAACAGGTAAGTCATGAAGCGAATACCATTCGTTAATCGCTTCATCAATCTTCTCTGAGATTTCCAATTGCCTAATTCTCTTCTGTAGAATGTCCATTTTCATGGGTTATAGTGTAATTTTTAACCAAGGAAAAATTGGATCTATGACTCCAATGAGTCGAAGTAAACCCTCAGCAAAAAGTGCGAGAACAACCCACCCAACACACATACTGATAATTGAAGCATTACGATTATGTTTTCGTATGGCATCATCAATCATCTCCTGAACTTCTTCTTTTGTTACTGAAGGGTCGGTCTTCGTTGTACCAAAAATCTTCCCAATCTTTTTTTGAATTTGTGACATCTTCCCACTCAGGTTCGTAAAAAGGACAAGGTTCTTCCATCAAAGTCTCATTCTTCATTTTGATAATTTCTTTATAAAGTTTGTCTAGTTCCATAAATCTTCTTCTTCTTCCTCATCCCATACTTCGTAAGGACCATGCTGCATACGTTTTAACTTATCAGTCTCTGCTCTAAAAGCAGAAGCTTCTGATAACCACAAAGCAAGTTTCATCACAACAAACACCACCGCTAAAGGTGATAGACATAGCAATAAAACTAGAGAAGGATTCATGAGTATTCGTTGATGGCGTCTAGCACCTTGTTGAGGGCATTATGTGCTCCGTCATGCCAGTCTCCTGACTTGTCAGAGTGTTGCCCGTCATATAGTGCTGTCTTTATCTTATAAACTCTTGCGAGTATGTCAACCTTGTCCAGTCTTCCACGAGGCATAATGTTATAGATGCTTTTACTATTTAAGCACAAAAAAAGAGGACCCGCAGGTCCTCTGTGTCGAATCAAAAACAATTCTCAAGATACACGCTCACAAAAGTATCCGTGACGACCGTTACGCTCACACTTGTAAGTCTTGTACTTCATTCCATACTCAGCAAGTCGCTTGCTGGGAACAGACGGACGCCCTTTGTCTGAATTAAGTTCTTCGATAGTGCGCTCAATAAAAAATCCCTTTCCAATTGGGATATTCCGATCAAACCAAGGATACTTAAGACCAGTAGAACCACCACGAGAACTGAGACGCTTAACGTCAGTCTTGGAGCAGATAGTAAAATTGGTTGAAGAAGATAGCATAATAATTTCAAATTGTTCTATGGGTAAATTCTACCCCATTGACCAGCGATTGTCAATATATAAAAAAAGGGGGCATTCGCCCCCTTTTGACCTGTTTTTAACCACGTATCTATAGGTAGATACGAAAGGATCACATCAAGTTCTTAACGAGAACTCTTCTGTAATACTGGTTCTTAGAAGCGGTGAGTGCCTCTTGATCGGGAACACCTGCTGAAGACTCAACGAATGGGTTTGCAACCATGCCGTAGCGGGTCTTAAATCCAATCTTGGGTTGGAAGGTGTTAGGATCGATGCTGCGGAGCATCTGGAGGGGAACATATGGGCAGTAGAATAGTCCTGCGTCATATGGTGAGGAACCCTTATAACCAGCAACATAGAAGTGGCTGTTAGAAACGTTAGCAGAGTAAGGATCAACAAAGACCTTAATGCGACCGTTCATGGTTCCGACAAGGAGGTTACCTGTGTCATCGACTTCACCGATGGAAGGACCACCTGCACCAGATAGACCTGAGGAGTAGTCAAGGACGCCAGACATAGCGAGAGCGGAAGCAACGTCAGCAGAAGTAAGGATGAAGTTGCCCTTTCCTCTACGAGTTTGCTGTGCAATAGCGTTAGCATCGCGCTCTACTTGGAACATAAGTCCCTTGAACTTTTCAACCGACCAGCGACCGTTGGAGTCAACGTCGAGGTCGAAGATACCAGCGTTAGCAACGTTGTTCTGAGCACCAGGCTTAGCAACGGTGTAAACAGTTCTGACAACTTCACGGTTGATCTCAGCGAGGATCTCGCTGGAGAGGAGGTTAGCAAGCTCCTGCTCAGCATCAAGACCATGGATTGCCTTGAGGTCTTGTGCTAGTTCTAGTGTGTACTCAGCTTTGAGTGCTCTGGTACGTGCTTGTACCGAAGTCTTCTCGATGCTGAAGGACATTTCGTTGAACAAGGTTGAACCTGAACCTAGAGTTTCAGCGTTCGCTCTCTCAATTCCTTTCTCGCCACGCTCGTAGGTTCCACCATCATTGAGGAGACCAGGGTTAGCATCGGTAGTACCGCCGTCACCCTTAGGGTTAACGTCGTCAGTTCCGAGGGGGGTGTTGTCGTATGCACCAGCACCTGCAGAGGAAGCAGAGAAGTTGGTGTCAGGTTCGTTGTAGAGTGCCTCACGACCAGCACGTAGTGCGCTAGAGTCATCCTGGTAGTGCGACTTCATCGCGAAGATGAGACCAGTAGGACCAGACATAGGCTGGACACCACAGATGTCATAAGCGACAAGGTTAGGCATCGCACGGCGGATTAGTGAGATCATTACAGGGTCGAAACCTGCAAGACCGCCAGTTGCGGGGGTGTTTGCTAGGCTGTCACCAGACAGACCAGCAGGACCGATAGCACCAACGGTGTTGGATGCTTCGTTTAGCATACCACGCTCTTCGCGTAGTGTCTTTTCGGTATTTTCTAACAGAACAGCGGTAACAGCCTTTCTATAGTTGTCTTTGATGGTGCCAGCACCTTCATGACCTAGAACAGGTGACCACTTTTCAGTTAGAGCTTTTGAATTAAACATTGTTTTGCTCTTGAAAAAATGGGTGGTTTATAATATCACTGCCAACGATTGAGAGCGTTGAGGTATTGTGCCATTGCTGGCGATACATCAGCGTCTGCTCCTTCGATGGGAGTTTCATCAGCAATTTCTGCGGGTGCAGAAGTTGACTCTTTAAAGTAAGACTCCTTAATGGTCTTGACCTTCTTGGAGAATGACTCTTCCGAGACAAACTCTAGACCCTCAGCAAGTGCTGCGAGTTTTTCTTTCTGAGTATCTGCGAGTCCTTCTGACACAGTGGAAAGAATGTTGAGTTTAGCAGACTCATTAAGACGATTTTGTAGTTTCACATTTGCCTTGACCTGTTCGTCTAGGCGCTCTTCCATCTCACGAATAGATTCAACCATACCCTCTACCACATCGACTTTCTCGTCGGGGATAGCGATATAGTGCTCTTCAAAGAGACCCTTGAGACCTGCAATGAAGTCTTCAGTAATCTCATTTTTAATACCACGATCAATAGCAACTTGGTTTTGCTCTACCCATTGACCGATGGCGTAGTTGACCGTTCCGTTAACTTCTTCAGAGAGCTCTGACTTTGCAGTCTCAACTTGCTTCTCTAGTTCGTTAGCGAAGTGCTCAACAAGCTTGTCATACTCTTCAGAAATTTTTGCTTTAACAGCAGACTCAAAAATAGTCTTTGCTTTCTCAGCAAACTCTTCCGAGAGTTCTGTACCTTCTAGAAGTGCAGCAACGTCATCAGACATATCAATCTCAAAACCTGCTTTGATTGGATATGTGACGTTACCGCCCATCTTGGTGCCGTATGCTACTTCCGCGCCAACAGAGGGTGCAGCATCTTTTCCAGGCTTACCAGCGGTTGAGGTAACACTGCTATCTTGTGAGATAGGTGCCGCTGCTTTAGCGCCTGGGTTTTCAGCGCCATCTTCATCGTTACCGTGAAGAGGACCAGAGGTTGAACCACCTAGGTCTGCGGGAGCAGATTGTCCAGGAGCAACCGATGGTTGTACTGTTGGTGCAGGGTCCTTGCCGCCAGCCTTTGCAGTCTGTGCGTCAGAAACCTGTGAGGGATCACTACCTGTGCCAGGAATAACATTGGCAGAAACTGTTGGCATAGGATCGCCAGCTTCTACAATCACCTTCTGCTCGGTAACGAACTCCTCAAACTTTTCGTTTAGCATATCTGACATTTGAGTTTACCTCGTAATTTCCGTATAATTAATCTAAGTTTATTTATAAATCAAAGTTTTCCGAGGAAATCCTCAAACACTTTGAGGGTACGCTCTTCTAACCCACGGCGCGAACCGTTGATATAACGTTGGTATTTAGCAACTTCGCGCTCCTTCAAAATACCGTTATCCCAGACCCACTCTTTACCTTCCATGATGCCATTAACAAATGCATCAGGTGCAGATGGATCTGCTACAATATCAGCAGCAGTTGTAAGCATGAAGTCATCGCGGACAACATTACAATCTTCACGCTTTTCGATGCTTCCCATACCACGAGAGGAAACACCTAACTGAACACCTTCGCCAAGTAAAGACTTAGCGATGTTGCCCATAGGAGTATCAAGGATCTGTGCCTTACCGATGAAGTTATTACCTTCAGCGCGAAGATCAGTAATTCTATGTGATACTCTGTCAAGATTGATAGTAGGACCATCAGGGTGACCGAGTTCACCTAGAGCACGCTTGGTTCTTACATACTCCTCGTTATATCTCTCAACCTCGCGACTGAGAACTTCAAAGGGGTACATGCGACCATTACGATTCTTGATCGCACCTTGCAGAAAGACACCTTCAATATACAGAAGTTTTTTTCCGTCTCTTTCCTCAGTGAGGATCTGTACGTTTTCAATCGTTTCCGTTATCAGTTTCATCGGTAGTTTCTACTTCGGTGGGTTCGTCAAAAAATGTTTTCGCAACAACCTGCTTGTATTGTGCCATAGCATCGGATGCTTTAGCGAACAAGAGATCTTGGATAGCATCGATTGCACTAGAGCGTTCGTTATCATTAATTTTATTAACGATATCTGCTTCGCTAGAGAATGGGTTAACTTCAGTTTGTTCTGACATAATAATAATTCAGTATAATTTATTTAGTGTTTGACGAAGGTGACGGCATTTGTCTTGCCTTTTTAACCTCACGCTCTACCCCAGCATCCGCAGATTCTGATTCTCTCTCCGCAGAATCGTCTGCTTGAATACCTTGAATTTCAGGAGCAAATGCAGTATTCTGTGATGTCATAGTATCCATCATATTTGTTTGTGCTGGATCAATAGCAAGACCAGAAGCAATCTCACTCTTGATTTGTTTGTCCATTTCCTTGTAATCTTTATCTTTCTGATTAAGGATATGGCGACGGACATACTCAACAGAGAAGTATTTTCCAACAAAAGGATCCATTTGAGTTACAGACATCATCCTTTGATTCATCATTTCAATTTCTTTTAACTCATTAAAATGATTATCAAAAAGATAGTCATACTGGATATGCTCCTTCATGTCATCCCAGTCTTCAGGAGAAATTACTCCTTTGAGAATGAGTTGAGTTTTGAGAACATCGTGGAATAATTCACTGAATCTCTTACGGAGACGACCAATGAACTTCGTGAACTTAAGTTCGTCACGGAGGACTTCAGTGGTCTTACCGAGATTAAATCCTTTATTATCGTCTGTGAGACGAGAAGGAGGAAGATTGAGAGAATTAAAGAGTTTCTTTTTAAAATACTCAACGTCCTTAAGTTCGCCAAGGTTCTGTCCTCCAGGCAGCGTAGTGATCTCAGTACCACGTCCACCCTCTCTACGAGGCAACCAGAAATCCTCTAGCATACTCATATGCTTTTTGTCATCACGCATCTCACCAGTGTTTGCGTCATACACTAGCTTGTTACGATAGCGAGACATCACATCGCGTAAGTATTGTTCTGCCTTTACCTTAGGCAAGTTACCAACATCGATGTAGAAAATTCTACGCTCAGGTGCGCGAGACAGTCTATAGATAACAAGCGAATCTTCAATCATTCTTAATTGATTGAGAGACTTAATTGCCTTATGAAGGAAACCAAGAGTCATTCTCTTGTTAAGATCTTGTAGTCCAGAAGGAACAAAAGTGACAGAATCAACTGCCATTTTTACACCTTGTGAAAGTGACATGTCACCAATTGGTCCTAGGACACCACCTTTATAGAAACCTTTTGGATTATACAAATAGTAATCAACAAACGTTCCATATTCATACTCAAGCGCCGTGCCTTTAATTGCTGCTTTCGCTAGAGCATCTTTTGGGGAGTTGTCAATTTTTTGACGGACTTTCTTGATCTTCATTGGATCAATATAACGAAGTTCCGTAATACCTTTCTTGGGATTATCTAAATCGATAACTTTATGATAGAATAATCTACCATCAATATACCAAGTTCTAACAATCTCGTGTGCGCGATTGTCAAAGTTCAACAAACGTTTGATATAATCAAACTCATCACGAACTTTTTTCTTTACCCCATTACCAACATCTAGATTGTCTAGGTTGATCTCAACAGGAGAATCGTAAGCATCACTTACAATAAACTCGTTTACAACTTCATCAACGGCACTATCCACCTCTGGGTGAATTGCCATGTCACGATAACGACGGATCATCTCAAACTCATTGCGAGCTTGATTATCCGTATCTACATACGTTCCATAATACCCACCAGCGGCGACGGCGATGGGTTCATCAGCAGAAGGAGGGACAGGGGATTGC